CTTGCTGACCGAAGCGAATAGTCTTTACCTCGTCCCCAGCCTTGGCCACGACAACATGGCTTTTGGTTGGGTGCGATGGCGTGCGCTTGGGCTTGTTATAGCCCTCTACGCCAGCACGGGCAAGCCTTGAGTCTTTGGTGGCCATGTTAGAACATGATGTGCATATTGTAGTATTCCAACTGAACCACCTCATTTGCTGTTGCCGGTTGAGCCGTAATTGCAAATGTCTGGTCAACATTGGTGTTAATGCTTAGTGTCACGACAGCACCTGTTGATGCTCCGTGGCCTGTTGCACTTACTGCACTTGAGACAATTTGTGAGCCGCCACGATTAACAATATCTTTTTGAACCGATACGCTTGCAACGCTGGCCGCTGCCAATGTAAGGATTGCACCGCCACCAAGTGTCATTCCAATGTTTTTAGCATTGGCACTGTTGGTAAAGCTGAAAAGTGCATTGATCTCAATCTCTCCACCAGTACCGACTGACCAGCCAGGCACAGTAACTGAAGCCAAGGTTACAGCGGTGTTGGCCACAGCGACCACTGGAGTGCCATACCAGACCAAGGCAGTTTGTGTGCCGGACTGAGTGCCGCTTGTGGTGATGGCCGCACCGCCTGCGGATGCAGACACGGTGAAGGTGTTTGGAGACAGTACGGTTTTGACGTAGTAAGTCGTATTGATGGCCAAGCCGGTGGGCAATGCTCCGGTGGTCGTGAAACGAATCGTGTCATTAACAGACAAACCGTGATCTGTCCAAGTAACCACGCCAGGGGCTGCGATGGTGATCGTTACGGTTGAGCTTTTGTAAGCCAAGTCAATAGTTACTGCCGTTCCGGTGGTGTCGGTGTCCAATGCGGTTACTGGATACAAGCCGGTTACACCAGTGCCACCACTCCACGTTACAAAAACATTTTCCGTAACTGCTACGGCTGCCGTAAGACCGTGAGCGCCAGCGCTGTTTAAACGAACTTTACCTGAGTTGTTGTTGTAGGTCAGGGTTACAAATGTGCCTGCTGGTTCGACCAGTCCGACTGGGCCTTTGTTCTTAAGCACCAGTGCAGGGAAGCTGCGCAGTTGAGGCTGTGCGCCAATGCTGTACTCGACTTGGGCATTGCGGTTATCAATGCGGATGGTGCGTTCTTCGGTGTAAGGGCCAAAGGTTTGCGCGGTGTTGAACAGCGTTCCAATGGTGGAGTAATTCCAATATTGTGCGCTTGGTGCAACAGATTGCAGCAGGACGGTGGTCGCCTCGTCGCCGATGTTGCCGATACTGATGTACTGGCCAACAGGCAGGATTACGTCAACTTGGTTTTGGGTCAGACTTGGTTGGATAAACATAATTTACTCCTTTAATTAAACGTAGCTTGGATACCACTTGGCAGTGCCAGAATCATAGGTCATTGTCAGCGCTCGACTAACAACGGCTGTACCAGCCACCGCAATGTTGCCTGCGGTTGTCCATGTAAATGCTGCCGTCGGAATCAAGGTAATGGAACCACCAGCAGCGGCAAAGCTGGTCGGAACAGTAATCGTAACGACTGCTGCCGTGCCGCTGATGAACGTAATGCTCTTTGTCGGGGCAATGGTGGCAGCGCTTGCAACGGTGGTTGCTGCTGCGTTAGTGCCAAGCAATCCAGCAAAAGAGGCGTCTGCGCCATTCCAATAGACTGCCACATCACCAGTACCGTTGCTCAGAACCACATAGCCTGTCGTTGCGGTGCGAATGTCAAGCACGCCTGGGGTGTAGCCGTCAAAGTTCCCGAGGATTACGTTGTTGCTGCCGGTGGTAATTTCAGAGCCAGAAAGATAGCCGATTGCGGTGTTGGTGCTGCCGGTGGCAGAGTTAAGCGCAGAGCCGCCAATTGCCGTGCTAAACAAGCCGGTGAGATTTGCAAAAAGAGTGCTGTCGCCGACTGCGACGTTCTGGCGTCCATTTGTGCGGGCCTGTTGGGAATCAAATCCAATCGCAATATTCGAAGAGCCGTCAATGTTTGCCTTGAGCGTGTTGGTTCCGATGGCCACGTTTTTTGCTACCGTGGTGGCAACCGCCAAGGCTGAATTGCCAATGGCCACGTTGTTGGTTCCGGTCGTGTTGGCTGTCAAGCCGCTACCCATTACCACGTTGGATGTGTTAACTCCAGAGCCTCGGCCAACCACCAAGCCTTGCAGCGTGGTCAAACCTGGGGTGACTGTTAGGCTGGGCAAACTTGTTGCTGCGAATTCGGAGCTGATGTTGTACCAAGAGTTTGTCGCTTGGTAGAAGCGCAAGGTAATGCCTGATCCGGCGTCAAGCGAAGACGGGAACCCAAAGCCTGCGGCTGCACCATTAAGCGCCAAGGTGAAACTCACGATTTGCTGCGTTGTGGTGATAAGCACTTGAGTGCCGTCAGGCGTTCCAGTGTTTAGCGGCAGTGTGATAGTTCCAGAAGCCAAAACGCCAGCGGGCTGTAAGAGCATCCATTGCTGTTCGCTTACCGGCGTGGGCACAGTAATGTTAAAGCCGGTGCTTGGAACGTAAAGATTCGTTGAAACCGTCGGAGATGCAAAAACTGTTTGAAAGTATTGCAGTAAAGCGCTAATTGACATTTTTCGAGCGTCGCCGTTATTGGTGTTGTAGACCGGAATCTGGTCTGCGCCAGAGACTTGGCTGATGCTAGATAGTTGATTGATGGTTGGCATACTAGGTTCCTCAGTTGTATTCGATTGCGCCGTCTTGACCGGCAAGGACTGGATCGTATGGGCGTTGCAGGAAAGGGTCATCGTAGACGCGCCAAGGCTTATTGCCTGCGCCTGCTGGCATCGTGCCTGGCATCTGCTGCTCCATCGGCATTGCTGCGCGGGACAAAAGCGTGTTGTACGATTCTTTGGCCGTGGTCTTGGTGTCGGGCATAACCTGCTTGCCGTAGCCTGGCGCTATCTTGATCGCAAGGTTTGTGTAAATGGCTTCATTCGCCGAGTCGGGCACGTTGGTCTGCTCGTCAAGGTCGCTATCTTGTGGGCTGGACGGGAGTGGGTAACCCAGTCGGATGCCGAGCGCATTCCACGCGGCGATCATCGTATCCAGCCTGCGGAGTGCTGACTGGAACTGTTCCGGTGTCAGGTCAAAGACATAGGAGGCAAGGCCAATCTCTTCAAAGGCTTGCGTGACGAATTGGCGCTTAGTCCATCCCATGTCATTCTCCTGTGTTCTCAGACAATTTATCTTCTATCAATTGTCCCAGCTTTTTGTCTTTTGTGCGACCATCAAAGCGGATGCCAAGTTCGGTGGCCTTGGCCTCTAACTCTGCGCGGGTTGGCGCAGCATCATCAAGGACGGGTTCGGCAACGGGCGCGGTCTTAACTTGCTCACGCCAATCCAGCGGCTTTCCCATTTTCTTCTTCTTAACCGGCTTCATGGCCCACTTTGGCTTTGGCTTGCTTGCTGGCGTAGCTTTGTCGCCTGCGGCCTCAACCGCCTCAGCGGAAGTTTTAAACCATCCATCCCCAAGCATCTTATCAAGTTGCTCTTGAGTTTCAACGGGAAAATAAGTGTACGTTCCCCCGTTTGGTTTCTTGAAGATTCCTGGGCTGCGGTAAACCATTGTCGGCAGCAAACTCATTTTTTGGCCTTCATTGGCTTGGCTGTCTTGGCGGCTGCTTTGAATGCGGCTGCTGTTGGTGCGCCCTTGGTGCCTGGCTTGCGCATTTTCTCTTTGCTGCCTTCAGCAATGCGTTCGCGTTTAGCGGCGATGTTTGCGTAGAGTCCTGCTTTCATTTCATGGCTTTCTTTGGTGCTTTGCTGGGCTTGCCTGCGGCTTTAGCTGCCTTGGTAGCCACGGACAACGCAATGGCGACAGATTGCTTTTGGGGCTTTCCAGACTTCATTTCTTTGGCAATGTTCTTGCCGATGGACTTGCTCGAATAACCCTTGGTCATTGGCATGGCGATTTCCTTAATGGAGAAAGGGGGGGCCGAAGCCCCCCGATCTGTTCACAGCTTAGGGCTGGTTGAACAACAAGATGCCGGACATTTCAGGCTGCTTGTTGACCACACCGAAGAGTGTATCCAAGCGGTACTTGATAGTCATGCTGTCAATGTCGTAGAACTTCTGCATCACCAACTCGACGCCCTGGTCGGTGGTAGCACGCATCACTGCGGTGCCAGCATCGGAGGGAACGGCATAGCGGCCAGGCAAGATTTCCAACGAATCACGCTGCCAGAACACGTTGATGTTCGAGGCGGCGGTATTCAGCCAGTTCAGAGGTGCGGCAGCAGCAGGAGTAACGATAACGTTCTTGTACTGTGCGGAAGCATCGCTTGCAACTTGGTTGGAAATGATGGGAGGGCTAATCACCATTTGGGTGCCGTTGGTCACGCTGATGACGCGGAACGTCTTGAGCTGGCCAGTGGACTGCTTGGTGATGTGATGCACTGCAACCACGCCGTCGATCGTGAAGGCATCGCCAGCCACAACGCCAACCGTGTTGGACACGGTAACGGTTTGGTAACGGTTGTCAACGTTGATCTGGCCGCCCACGGAAGTGGAAGTGGCCTGGGGAACGTAGTAGTTCAGAGCAGCGTTCTGTGTGTCGATGGTTGTAACACCACCAGCAGCAGCAGCGATGCGGTTTGCGTAGTCAAACTTGTAGGTGTCGAAACCTGCAACCATGCCAACGAAATTACGCTCGTAAGCCTTGTCAGACTTGGCGTTACCGAACGAACGGCTTGCTTGAGACAAGTTGCCAGCCAGACCGTTGTAGTCGCGGCTTGCAAGACCCAAGAAACGATCGTAGTCAGGCACGCCCTGCTCGTTCATGATGCTGTCGCACAAGGCCACATCGTCGTAGTCACCGGCAGCGGTGGAAACTGGAACAACCAAGGTGCCTTGAGCAGCAGCGGTGTTCATGATTGCCACGTTAATGTCGGATGCCAACTTCTGCTTTGCCGACTCGCCCAAACGACCTTCTTGCAATGCGTCACGCAAATCAAGGGTGGTCATTGTCCAAGGCACGGTCTTGCTGAAGCCGATGGTAGACGGAACCGACAACTGGGTCATGTTCTGATACGAACCAGCGATGGTCGTGCCAGGCGTGCTGTTGATCGACTGCGCCATGTAAGGCATTGGACGCCAGATAACGTTGTTGGTGCGGGCCATCATTGTCTGGTCTGTGTTGTAGACCGAAACGTGACGAGACAGAACCAACAAGTCCTGGAAACCTTCGAGGATATCTTCGAACGCGACGCGCTCTTCTTTGCTGAATGAATTAGCCATGATTAGCTCCTATGTAAAAAATCACTTGGATGCTGTTCGTTTCTGCTGCTTGTACTGAATGACCTTAGTCATATTCCCAGTCTTTGCAGCTTCTTCTCGCAGCCGTTCTAGGGTTGAGTCCACCGCTCCAGATACTCGGCCAGTTCCTGACACGATTCTCTCGGGCGGCGGGGCTGCCTTACGGTTGGTAACTTTCAATTCTTTCTCCAGTTTCGCTACCGCAAAGGCAAACTTTACGGGGTCTTTGATATCGGAAAGCTCTTTTGCCTTCTTCGGGTTCTTACCAAGCGCGTAAATAACGAGCGCGGGGTTATCCGCACCTTGCAACACCACTCCTTGCTGTGTGACGTTGAATAGTTCCTGGGCTACTGCCTCGGCGTCTTCAAAGTCTTTGACTCGCAGTTCAGCTTTCGCTTTGCCGTAGCCGTCCAGCTTAGATTGCCATGCCTTCTGCTGATTCATAACTTCAGCTTCTTGCCTAGCGTTTGCATCGTCGGCCTGCCGTTTCCGGTCAAACCAATCTGCTAGTGCTACCTCGAACTTTTCAGCGTCATAGTCGTGTTCTTCAAGGCTTGGCTTCTTACCCAGCAAGACCGGCTTGGTCTCAGTCTGTGCGGTGCTTTGCAGCTTGCCTTGCAGTTCACGGTTTTGACGCTGCAATTCTCTGTTCGTCTTACGCAACTCTCGTACCCATTCAGGCGCCTGAGTCTGTTC